CAAGCAGCAGCACAAGCAGCGCACAAGCAGCAGCACAAGCAGCGCACAAGCAGCAGCACAAGCAGCGCACAAGCAGCAACAAAATAATTATTCTTTCTTTGTTATTTATGCTAAAAACAAAAATAAAACGATCTTATTAAAATATTGTGAGCCATACCATGTTTTTCACAACTAACCCCCGGGTATATTGGGGGGAACGGCGTGGGGGTCTCGACAAAGCTGCCAGGGTCGCACATGTGCGCGAAAAGCACCTAAAAAATAAAAAAAATTATAATTTTTGAAAGTTGGAACGCGTTCCAGGCTTTTTCGTGTTATTGTGTTAATGTGTTCAAAAAGGGAATGAAGCGAGTCCTAGGCATGGTAGCTCGTTTTTTTTATGCTTGTGACCAAATCACCTCCACAAGAAACTACAGATACAGGAAGTCCTATACCTAAACCGTGTCATTAAATATTATGGAAGAAAGAAGAAATAAACCGTACAAAGGTAAAACATGGAAAACCGTTCGTGCAATGGTTATGAAATATGACAAAGGATTATGCCAAAGGTGCTTAGGAAAGTACATGCCAGATACAACCATGCCTGTTAAAAGAACAAAGGCAGTACTAGTACATCACCATTTTCCAGTTACAAATTATCCTGAATATAAATATCAGATGTTTGTAAAGAAAAGTGATGGCACAAAAGTTAGAAACTTATATAGTCTTTGTACTGAATGCCATGAATTTGTACACAAAGATACTCATAGAAACAAACAACAGAAAAAGGCGAAGCTATACCGTGATGATAGCTTCACTACCCCAGAAAGATGGGATTAAGGAGGATACTATGCCAAGAAAAGTTAATGTTAAACCGCCTGAGATGGATTTTGCTGAAAAGTTTGAGAACTATAAAAAAGCCATTTCAGCCGATGAGCAATTATCGAAAGATGCAATTCTTTCAAGAATGTTAGATGACTTCCAAAGAATGGCTGTGATTAACGATAAGCTATGGGAAGATATCGAAAAGAATGGTTATTGGCTTGTTGATGCTAAAGGAAATAACATTATCAATCCAGCAATTGCTGCTTACAACAAGAACCATGCTACATTATTAAAAACTGCTTCAGTTATAGAAGAAAAGACAAAAACGCTCGTATTGTCAGGAAGCGTTAAAGCTTGGTAAAAGTTAAAAAAGTTCCTGAATTGTGGCATAAAGATATAGCTAAATATATACGATCAATCGAAAATGATAAGCCACTTGCAGGAAAAGACTTACATGCATTTGCTAAGTTAGTGCGTAATGCCTATGAAGCAGATGATAGTTATTTTAATAAGAAACAATACGAAGCGTATATTGCAATAGGTGAAGCAATGTACCCAAAAGGTTTAATGCCATGGGAAAAATGCTTATGTGGTTTGTTACTATGTACTTATAAAAAATCGGATGACCGGCCGCGCTGGAAAAACAGTTTAATTATGATTGGGCGTGGTGCAGGAAAAGACGGTTTTATAGCTTGGCTTGCTTTGTGTATGATAAGTAGACACAACCCAATTGAGCAATATGATGTTGATATTTGTGCAAATAACGAGGACCAGGCAATGAGACCTGTTAAAGATGCAATTGACTTTTTAAATAAACCTGAATTTAAAGAAGCTAATAAGGCTTCTTTTTATTGGACCTCAGCAATGATACGTGGACTTGCTAATGGTGGGTATATTAAAGGTCATACAAATAACCCTAAAGGAAAGGATGGTCTTCGTTCTGGATGTATTATCTTAAATGAAATACACCAGTATGAATCACATGCAAACATCAACGTATTTACTACTGGTCTAGGTAAAAAAGAAAACCCACGTGCCATTTACGTAACAACTAATGGTGATGTGAGAGATGGTGTTTTGGATGAGGAATTAAGAAACGCTGAAGAAATACTGAAAGGAACAAGTGAAGATATGACAACACTTCCTTTTCTATGTAGATTAGATAGTAAAAAAGAAGTTATGGATCCAAAAAATTGGGTAAAAGCAAATCCATCACTTCCATATATGCCTTCTTTGGAACAGGAAATCAAAGAAGAATTCATTAAATGGAAACAAGACCATCAACTACTACCAGCATTCATGAGCAAAAGAATGAATGTACCTGATATTGCATCGGATAAGGCAGTAGCTGAATATGAACAAATATTAAAAACAAATAGACCGCTTCCAGATGATTTAAGAGGATGTCAATGTGTTGTTGGTATTGATACTAGTAAAACATCAGATATGGAAGCAGTAACAGCCATCTTCAAAAGAGATGGTTTTATTTATGCTTTAACGCATACATGGGTATGTACATCTAGCAAAGACTGGGGACGAATGAAAGTTGTTGAAGCGTTTCCTAAATGGGTTGATATGGGACTATTAACTATAGTTGATGACGTAGAGATCTCACCAAAATATGTGCAGAACTATATCAATGATTTAAAAACGATGTTCAGAATACAAATGGTATGTATTGATGATTTTAGATATAGCTTATTTTCATCTGAATTATCAGATATTGGATTTAGCAAAATGAATGGAAATTTAAAAATGGTACGACCGAATGATATTTCTAAGACCGTACCAATTATTGAATCACTATTTAATACAGAACATTTGATATGTGGTGATGATCCAATTTTTAGATGGGCATGTAATAACACAAAAGTATATGTCCGTAGAGCAAATGGATATGGCAATCCAGATATAGGAAATAGAGGATATGCAAAGATTGAAGCTAAATCTAGAAAGACAGATACATTCATGTCTTTCGTTCATGCAATGACTGCATATGCTGAATTAAAAGAAGCTAAAACATATAGTCGCAGACTGTTCTCTGCTAGAAGTTATTAGGAAGGAGCTTGCATGGGAATGTTTAAAAATTTCGTTGACTTTTTATTTACAGAAGAAGACGAATATGGGAATTCCAAAGTATCGCTGAATACATGGACAGATGATATAGAAGTAATGTATAGCTCGTTGTGGGCGTATAACCTTGCTTTGGGCATAGCGTGTGAACGCATTGGTTCTACACTAGCTAGATGTGAATTTAAAACATATATCAATGGTGAACAGGTTGAAGGAGAAAACTATTATTTATTAAATATTGAGCCTAATCCTAATCAAAGTGCAGCAGAATTTAGAAAGCAACTTATTCGTAGACTGATACTTAGTCCAACACATGATGCACTAATAGTGGTACTAGACAATGTAAAAGGCAAAAAGCAAGCTATGTATATTGCGGAAAGCTTTCAAAAAGGTAACTTTGTTGTATTAGAAACATCGTTTAATAATGTAACAATCAATCCTTATGGTGATAGTACATATGCATTAAAAGGAACTTATTCTGGTAAAAAAGCAATTTATATAAAATATACAAACAATGAATTGAATCAAATCTTCAATGCTATGCAAAATACATACTATCAACTTATTGTGAATGCTGAAAAAGCTGGTTCATACAGAATGAAGTATGTTCTATCAATGGATAGCACAGCAGAAAATAATCCGAACTTTGAAGCTGATTTACAAGATATTCTAGATGTTCAATTTGCAAAATTCATGAAAGGTGAAAATGCAGTATTACCTTTATATTCTGGAATGAAATTGGACCAGACAAGTGCTGGTGCGGATTTAGGACAGAACGCTTCTGTTGCCAATAAATCTGTAGATACGCAAATTGATGAAACGATAACTAAAGTAGGACTTGCTTTTAATATTCCTAAATCAGTTATGTTAGGTGAATTTGAAACAGAAGATATTGATCCATTCTTAATGTTCTGTTTAAATCCAATCGCTGAACTAATTACCCAGGCATTTAATCGAAAGTGGTATGGAAAAGACGATGTGATGAAAGGAACAAAGTGCAAGCTCGATACAAAGCAGGCACGTAACTATGACTTGATTTCCATTTCAAATCCAATTAATAAAATCATTTCTTCTGGTGTCTATACGATTAATGAAGTTAGAAAAGAACTTGGTGAAAACAAGATTAATCCAGAAATTGGTGACATTCATTGGATTACACAGAACTATGCGGTTATTGGTAATTATGTCAACGACCCTGAAAAACATGTACAAACTAGCGGTGGAGGAGAACAAAACGATGATTGAGGCATTACAGGAAGAAAAGAAGCTAACTTTAAAGTTATATACAAATGTAAGAAAGTCTTCTTTTTATGATTCAGAGAATGGTGAAAAAACCGAAGGCCAAATGCACAACGTGGCTGAACTTGATAGGTTGTTAGAAAAAAACAAAGATGCAAATTTGATTGATATTTATATTAATTCACCTGGTGGTGATGTATCAGAAGGGATTACAATCTACAACAAATTAAAGAGAAATAAAGCATATAAACGAGTATATATTGATGGTTTAGCTTGTTCTATTGCTTCTGTAATTGCAATGGCAGGTAATGCAATTTATATGCCTAAAACATCAATGATGATGGTTCATAATTGTTGGTCAATGGCAGTCGGAAATGCTAGAGAATTACGAAAACAAGCTGATGATTTAGATAAAATCAATGAACTAGGAATTGCAGCATATATGTCAAAATTTAATGGAAGTGAAAAAGAATTACGTAAATTACTAGATGAAGAAACATATTTAACAGCACAAGAATGTTTAGATAAAGGATTGTGTACAAAAATTGTTGATGATAATGAAAAAACTGATGAATTAGTTGAAGAAGCATTAGAGCAACAAACAAAAATTTATAACGCTAAGTTAAAACAACTTAGAGCTATACAGGAATGCATTCGTTCTATTGAAGTGGAGACAGAACCACATGAGACAGTCAAAGAAACCAAAGAGGTGGAGACAGTCAACGAAATGGGCAATGTCAACGAAACGAAAAAGATTGAAGATATTCCACAAAATAAGGCATACACAAAAGAAGAAATTAAGAACTCTGTAGAACAAGTTAAAGAAAACGCGTTACGGAGTTTTTTTCATGTGGCCTGAAGAAAAAGAAAGGATAAAAGAAAAATGAATTTAGATGCAATTAACGGCGCAAAGTCTCAAATGACAGAAGCAATCCAAAAAGGTGACACAAGTGGTTTCATTGATAAAGCATTTGAAACAATGTCAACACAAATCCAAGAAAGCGTTACAAACTCTGTATTAGAAAAGTATGAAGAATATAAAGCAATTACTGATACAGCAATACTTGAATCAAGAGGGATTCATGCTTTAACTTCTGAAGAAACAAAATTCTATGAAACATTAGTTTCTATGGCTAAAGGTGAAGCGGGATTAACAAATACTACAGTTGCTCTTCCAGTAACAACTTCTAATCGTGTATTCGATGAATTAAAAGTAGCTCACCCACTATTACAAAAAATCAACTTTGTAGATTCTAAAGGAATAACAGAGTGGATTTTAGCTGAAGATTTAGATTATGCTGGGGCTTGGGGTGATTTAAATGATGAAATCGTTACAGGTGCTAAAGCAGCATTCACTAAAATTGAATTCAGTCAATTTAAATTAAGCACATGGATTCCAGTTCCAATTACAATGATTGAATTAGGTTTAACATGGTTAGACCAGTTCGTAGTTGAATATTTAGCTGAAATTATTGCACGTAAACTTGAAGATGCAATTATCAATGGTGACGGTCAGAATAAACCAGTAGGAATGATTAAAACAGTAAATGTTAAGAGCCAGACACGTCCAGCAGTTGACAAAGAAACAACTGATTACACATTAACTGATTTATCAACAACAACTGTAGGAAAAATTGCTGCTGCTTTAACTAACGGTGGAAAGAGAACTGTTGGTGTAATTGATATGATTGTTAACCCTGTAGACTATTGGGGAAAAGTATATCCAGCATTATTCTATACAAATCAAAATGGACAAGTTGTTAAATCAAACGTTCCAATTAACGTAATTGAATCATGTGCAGTTGCTTCAGGAAAAGCTGTATTCGGTGTTTGTGAAAACTATTTTGCAACAATTGGATTCGGTAAGAATGGAAAGATTCAATATTCCGACCACTTCAAATTCCTAAGTGATGTTCGCACATATAAAGCTAGATGTGTTGCATATGGTACACCAAAAGATGATGTGTCATTTATTTATGCGGACATTAGCGGATTAGTAGAAGCAGCAATGCCTACAAGAGCACAAAAGAAATAAGGAGGATTAAGGTATGGAATTAACAGATGAAAACATGATTAAGCTATTATCAGATGTTAAAACATACCTTAACATCACATGGCATGACGAAGCGAAAGAAGCTCAATTAAAACTATTCATCAAATCATCTATTGCAAAGCTAGAGAGTATCTACGGATACTCTTTATCTTTTGTGGATATTGATCCAAATAGTAAATATGCAAATGCTGAAAATCTTGCATACGAACTTCTATTGCCTCGTGTGTTTTATATGAATGAAAAAGCTCTTGATGATTTCGAATCAAACTATACTAGTGAATTACTCAAATTATATAGATATGGACAGGTAAGATCTCATGCTGAACAGTAACTATACATTCGATAATCGAAATCTACGAGATAGAGAAAAATCGTTTAATGCTGGTATTGTGTATTTTTACAATGCTGATGAAAGAGTTAAAGGAAAAGTAAAAGAAAAATATTATTTCTCTGATGAATCAATTTCTTTAGATTCTTTTTTGAAGGCACAGCAAAATAATGCAACAGTTACTCGTGCGATTGGTATTCCTTCTGGTGGTACAGTCATTGAACATGGGGATATAGCGGTTATTGGTGAAGATGAATACATCGTTACACATGCTCAATATCAAGACTATGCAAGACCTGTATGGTACAAAGTCTATCTTGAAAGGACAACAATTCCTTATGAAACTATGGATTGATTTAGATGAAATAAGGGATTCTTTAAAAGAAGCAACATCAGTAGATGTTTATGAGTATCGAACACCAAAAGGTTTGATTAAAGCACCATATATTATTGTTGCTGAAGTGAATGATAGTAATGTTTGGGCAGATGATTCAGTATACGTTAAAAGCGTTTATATCAGCGTAAATCTATTAGTATATCAAGGGCAAGATTCAAGAAATTCAAAACGTTCAACAGTTGAAGAAGCTATTGAGCGTTTTTTTGTTGAAAACGGAATACCGTTCAGCAAAGACACAGACTGGTATTCAGATATTCAGCTATTTCAAACGGAATATACAGCGAGGTTTTTCTATGGCAAGAAAGATTGACATAATGTCGCAAATAAATGACATCATTGCACCTCTTGATGAAATTGGTGCGGATGCTGAAAAACTCGCAATTGAAATATGTGACAAACATAAAAAAATACTTCGTGATGAATTTAAAGATGAAATTCAAATCACAAAAGGTAAAAAACCAGTATATATAAACGGCTTTACAACAATTCCACTTGAAGGATATCTCGGTTCGTATGGTGCAAAACTATGGAATAAGAAATATCCATTGTCTCATTTGCTTGAGGATGGACACAGAATCCGCAATAAAAACAAAGGCAAATTTTACAAAAACAAGCATGGTACACATGGAAATTCTGTTTCAAGTAAAGGTGAAACAGGTAAAGGAACAAATCTAACCTATGGATTTAATCTATGGGGATTTGAAGAAGATGCCATGATAAAGGAATTTGAAGAAGGTATTGATGAAATTTTGAAAAAGGCTGGAGTTAAATAGACAGAAAGGAAAAAGAAGATGTCAAAAATTAAATACGGTTTATCCAATGTTGCTGTTTCAAAAAGAACAGTATCAGATTCAGGTGTTACATATGCCACACCTGTAAAGTTGCCAGGCGCAGTTAATTTCTCTGTTGATAAAGAACAGTCAGAAATTACTTTCTATGCCGATAACATTCTTTATTACAATGCTAAAGCTAAAACATCTGAAGGCGGTGACTTAGAATTAGCTGATATTCCAAGACAGATTCTTCTTGACTACTTAGGTTATAAAGAAGCAAAAGAAGGTGGCATTTTAGAAACGAATAGCTTAGATCTTGCTAACTGCGCTCTTATGTTCCAAGTAGAAACAGATGGAAAAGCTAGAAAATTTATTTATTATAACTGCACACTTGCTGAATCTTCAGAAGAATATGCAACTGTTGATGGTGATATTACACCTCAAACATCTACTATTAGCGTTACATGCGCTGGTGAAACAGTAGGTGACAGACAAGTATTTAAACGTGTTCTAGAAGCAGAGGATACAGGATACGCAGATGCATTTACTACGGTGGCTGTACCCTCATTTAAAGCAGAATAATAGCACTATCAGCTATTATTCTGTTTCACAAGAAATAAATACTAGTCCAGTAAGGACAAGAAAAAAGAAAATCAGAAAAGGAGAAAATTAACCATGCAAACTGTTAAATGGAAAAATCAAGATATTACTATTTATTGTTCAGGAGATACAATTCGTTTATTTGTAAATGAATTTCATACAGACTTATTTCAAGAATTTGAACGTTTCTATGCTAATTCAAGCAGAGGAAAGATTGAATTCACGAATATTTCGAAACTATTCTATATTTTTGCGAAAACTGCAAATTCAGAAGTTTTCAAATCATATAATGAATTCTTATCTTCTATTCTAAAATTATCTGAACTTAATGATGAAAAAATCGTTTATGCAATTATGGCAGAAGTAAACGAAACAATGAATATCGGACAAAAAGATAATGAAGAAAAAGACGATGATAGTAAAAAAAAGAAAACATCGACAGTCAAGAAAAAATAACTTCTGATGAATTTTTACTAGCGTGCCTATCAATTGGAATATCTGTAAGTGATTTGCGGTATTTCACAATAGGTACGCTTTTAAATTTGATTAACACAAAGGTTGAATTAACTAATAAAGCAGAAAAGAAAGCGAAAGCAAAAGCTAGTGGAAAAGATACGCGTAAAGCAACACAGGCTGATATAGATGCTCTCGCTATGTAAATAGAAAAGGTGGTGCATAATGGCAGATAAACAAACTAAAGGCTTAGTCATTAATATTGAAGCAAATACCAGCACCATTTCAAGACAAATCAATAGTCTAAAACAAGAATTTAAAAAATTCGAAAAAGACATCAATAATATCAGTAAAGCATTTGATATTGATGGTACTCCACTTGTTTCATATTCAACGAAACTACTAGCAATGCAATCTTCAGCAAGTGAAGCTGAAAAAGTAGTAAATCAGTTAAGCTTGGCAATGAAAGCTATGGAAAATGAAGGCATATCAGATGATAATCTTCATTCATATGCATTACTTGCACAAAAGCTATCTGAATCAAAGAAACAAGCAGAAGAAGCTACAACACGTTTAAATGAATTAACTAGTGGAATTTCTGCGGCTTCAGAATATGCAAAGGAATTTGCTAATAACTTTGCACAGGCAAATAGACAGATTGAAGAAGTAAATACTGCTTTTAAGTTTGATCCATCTACAGTAGAAACATCTGCTGTAAAAATGCAATTATTGCAAACATCAGCTCAATCTGCACGTGATTCTTTAGAGATGTTACGCGAAGAAATGCAGCTACGACTTGCAGAAGGAGCAAGCTTAGCAAATCCAGTTATTACGGAATTAGCTTCTAAAATTGGCTTAATGCAAAAAAATGTAGATGATTCTAAATTATCTTTAGATAACTACGTTATGGAGCTTGCAAATGTTGCTACTGGCTTTTCACAGGCTAGAGAACATGCGGATGCATTTGCTAATAGATTTACAACATTAGAAAATACTGTACGTAATCTTGATACTGCGTTAGAAATAGATCCAAGAAATCTCGATTTGATTGCTGCAAAAATGGATTTAATGGACGCGGCAGTAGATGCAGCACGTGGTAAAGTAGAACAATTATCAGAAGCATTACAAGCTAAATTATCACAAGGACTTGATTATACAAATCCTGAAGTTGCTGAATTGGCAGCAGAACTGGCAAAAGCGAAAGAAGCTTTAGAAACAGCAAATGCAGCAGCAATTGTTTATAGTAATTCATTAAGTCCAGTGCGTGAAGAAATGATGCAGACAGCACAAGGTGCTGAAACATATTCAACTTCAATTTCTGCATTTTCTACTTCATATAAGACATTAGGGACAACTTCTAAACAGCTAACAATCAATTTACAAAATTCACGATCAGCAATAAAGACTACAGAAACTGCTATGTATTCTCTTGCAAAAGCTATGGTCCTTAATCCTCGTGGATTTGAAGATACAACAGAATTATTAAAGCTTTTAGAAAAAGAATCTGATGAAACACGGTTGTATATCGAAGAATTGAATCAAGCAATTGAAGAAAAGCAAAATTCAAATTATGCAAATACTGCTGAAGAAGTGGCAGAACTTAAACTTAAACTAGCTGAAGCAGAACAAAGTATTCAACGATTAAATGAATTACAACAGAATTTGAATGGAACAAATGCTGAAGCTCAACAAGCAGTTAGAACTCTTGCAAATGAAAACTTAAATTTAAGTTCATCAACTAATGAAGTATCTGGATCTTTTGATAAGTCTCTAACATCAATTAATTCGTGGACTGTTGCGCTTGGGAATCTAGCTGCAATGGCTATAAGAAGAGGCGTTACAGAATTACGAAAATTAGCAAGTAAAGTATATAGCACTGGCTCTGCGTTTGATGATGCATCAAGCAGTTTAAAAGCCATGTATGGTGATGTTTCGAGTTCTGAATTTAACTCATTAGAAGATAAATTCCGTTCATTAGGATTAAATAGTGAAAATTCTGCTACAAAAATAAATAATGCTTCTAAAGCGTTAGCTTTAGCAGGCTATAATGCTGAACAAACATCTAATGCAATTAAACCTATTCTTCAATTAGCTGAAGGCATGGGTGAAGAATTCAATACAATGTCTGATATTGTCGTTGATGGATTAGCTGAATTTGGTATGAAATCAAGTCAAGCAACACATTTTTCTGATGTACTTGCTAAAGCTGCGTTAAGTACTAATACTAATGTCACTGATTTAGGTGAGGCAATGAAATATGCTGGATCTGTTGCTGGTTCATTTGGCTATTCTGTAGAAGATGTAGCACAGGCATTAGGAACAATGGCAACTCAAGGTGTTAAAGGTTCTCAAGCAGGTACTGCTTTAAGAACTATGCTTACACGAATTTCAGCTAATGTCAGCAAAGCTAATGATGTTCTTGAAGAATTAGGCGTTCATTTCTTTGACTCAAAAGGTCGTGCTAATGATTTAAGTGAAACATTATCTAAATTACGTGATGTAATGAAAGGAATGAGCACTCAAGAACAAGCTCAACTTGCTTATACAGTTACTGGTACAAGAGGATTAACTGCATTAACAGCAATTGTTAATACAAGTGCTGAAGATTGGGAAAATCTTGGAAATAAAATAGCTAATGCAAGTGGCACAGTAGAACAAGTTGCAAATGAAAGATTAGATAACTTGTATGGTGATGCTCAAAAATTGAATAATACTTTTGAAGATTTAAGTATTACTTTATATCAGTCGGTTTCTCCTTCACTTAGAGAATCGGCTCAAACGTTAACTTCATTCTTACAGACAAAAGAAGCTAATTTATTTGTAAAGAGATTTGGAAAACAAATTGGAAGTATATTTGATGGTTTAACAAAAACTTTAAAAGCATTAGCGCCACACTTAAATGAAGTGTCTGCTGGATTTACTGCAATCGGTAGAACAATGATATCAATGGTGGTTGCAAACAAAGCAAAATCATCATTTGATAAAATTACCAGTGGTGCTTTAGCACTTAAAGCTGTATTTGATGAATTAAATTCTGGAACATTAACTTTAACTACTGCATTTGGCGGCGCAGGAATTGCTATCTCAGGACTTATTGTACTTTATTCAGCTTTGAAAGGAGCTGTAGAGATTGCTAAAGCAAAATGGGAAGATGAACATCCTCAAATAATGGCATTGAGAGATGCATATGATGAGTTAAATGAATCTATTGATTCTACTAAGGAATCACTATCAGAAAGTGCTCAAAGCAGCTATGAAAGTTTAACTAGCAGTCAACTATTAATTGATGAATTAGATAGCTTGGTAGACACAAATGGTAAAGTCAAAGATGGAATGGAAGATAGAGTTAAGTACATTCTCAGTGAACTATCAAATGCGTATGGCATTGAATATAACTTAGTTGATGGCGTTATTGATAAATATGATGAATTGACTTCATCTATTCATAAGTCAGTTGAAGAACAAACTAAATCTAAATTTGTAGGCAATTTAAATGAGCAACTAACTGAAGTGTATCAGCAACTTGCGGAAGCTAAATCTAATATTTCTGTTGCTTCAAAAGAAGTAAATGAAGAATTATCAAAATATTTTGGTGATGATGCAACTATAGAAATCACAGCTGGTAAAGCTGGAGATATGATAAGTGCTTATTGGGATGGCTTAAAAGCAGCATATGGTGTTGGCTTTGAAGAATTCTCTAATATGGCACAAGAAGACAAAGAAGAATTTGTCAAAGAACATGCTGGAATATTTGATAATATGTTTGGCACATCTATCTCAAGTGCTCAAACAGAATTAAATAAAGTTACTGATTCGTTAGCAAGTGCATATTCAGTGATGAGAAACATTGAAGAAAGCATTGATCTTGCTAATAGTGGTGATTTAGAAGGTGCAATTCAAAAGTTCTATGAATTCTCAAATGGAATAGAAAATTCAGCTTTAACAACTGAAGAACAAATAGCCTCATTATGGACTGCATACGATGCGTTGCTTAAAGAAATGGTAGACCCAGAAAATGCAGGTGTTGCAGATTTGCTTAAACAGGCAAAAGATGAAGTTATTAATCAAATAACAGAACTGCAAGGATATACAGCTGACCCAAATAATAGAGTAGTAATTCATACCGATTTAGAAACTTCAACTAATGAAGCAGCTGAAGTAGCACATGCAATCGGATATCAAATAGATGAATCTCTTGCTGGTGTGAATCAAAATATAGCTGATTCTGGAACAAGTACAGTTGATACTTGGAAACAAAATATTTTAAGTCCATTATCTGAAATAGGTATTGATCCAGATTTAGTTGGTGCAGCACAATCAAGCGGAACACAAATTATTACGCCATTTACTGATTCAGCAACAGAAGAAATTAACAGAGGTTTCACGGAAGATATTGTTCCAGAAACATATCAAGATAGTAATTTGACGGTAAATGCTGCTAAAGAAATTATTAATTTTGATAGTGGTAAACAAATTACATCATATTGGCTAGATGGATTGATTGCTGGATTAAAAGACCAAGAAAAATTAGCGGCAGTAAAAAGTGCAGCTGATTCAGTTGGAAGATATATTGATTCAGCAACAAGAGGTTCAATGAAGGTTAATTCTCCTTCAAAACTAGCTAAAGAAATAGGTATGTTTTGGGATGATGGATTAATCGTTGGATTAAAGGCGAAAATGGATGCAGTAGGTGATATGGCTAAAAATGTTTCTAAATCTGTTATAGATAATATGATTTATGGCTCAAATGCAGTATCTGGATTATTTGGCGGTGGCTCAAGTCATCAAATAACACAAAATCTGACATTTAATGGAAATTATTCAAAACGTGATGGATTATCCGTTGCACGTGATTTGGATAGACTGCTCGGAGGTGCAATCTAATGAGGCAGTTCAAATTAATTAATAGCACAGGCGCAGAGTTTAATCTCATGCGCCTAGATGCTTTTTTTAACTCTCCAGATGGCTTAGGTTTTTCAATGGATAATTCATATGCAAATATTGGAACTGTCTATGAAATTACAGAAGAAAAATCATCACAAAAAGCTGTAACAGGAGAGATGATTTTTAAAGGGTACAAGCAATATAAAGAGTTTACAAAGTTTATCTCATATAAACCTTTGAAACTAGCTTATAAACCTTTAGATGAATGGGCATATCTGAAATGTACTGTTACACGACTTGATAAAAGCGAGATTAGTTCTTCTACAAGCTTACTGACATGTGCGATTGATTTTACTGCATTAAGTAAATGGTATATTCCTAGAAGAGCAATGACTGCCACAGAAGATTCAACTAATATAAAGAAGTATAACTATTCATATGGTTATACTTATGTTGAAACAGCAAGTGGTGAATTTAGAATTATCAATGAAGGTACAGAAGAATGTCCGAGCATATTAACTTTATTTGGAAACTGCGTTAATCCAAATTGGGTTTTATCTCAAAATGGAAAAACGCTGATCAAGAATGGTTTGAATGTAGAAATACCGTCGAACCACAAACTGATTATTAATTCTAATGACAACGAAAGAGAAATCGCTGAATATACGCTTGATGATACGCTGTATCAAAACTTATATCAGAAAATAGATTTTGACAATAAAGCTTTTATTGTAATTCCTACAGGTGAATCAATGCTTAGAGTTACTGAAACATCAGGAAATAAAATTAATGCAATTTTAGAAATTGAGGAAGTCTATGAAACGGTATAGTGTAACAGTATTCAGTAGAACATTAGAATATAAAGAATATAAAGAAGTAATAAAAGTAGATAATCTTGTCTACGATTATATATCACAAGAAAAAACTAAAATAACTCTAATAGGCAAAGTGGATATATCAAGAACCGATATAGTCACTTTGTTTTTAGATGAAAAAGCAATTTATCAAGGTGTTATAAATGATTATACGTTCGATAAAACATACACAACGGTAACTTTATTGCCTTTGCAGTCATTACTTGATATGGATTGTTTTGATGGTGATTTAGGTTCGGTAGCTAAAGTCAATGATAACAAAATGACGTTAGAGGATTGGCTTGAGTTACAAATGAAAGCAATCTTTGCTAGTGGCGATACTTATCAAAACATTATCGGAATGAATATCACAAAGCATTCAAGTACTAATGGAAATATTGAAGTAGCAAATGATGATATTTACAACATTTACGATTTAACTGTTGAGTTTTTAAAAGTATATGGATTAGTTGTTGATATGGAGTTTGTACCTAAAACACAAACTATTCAAATTGATATTCACTTAGTTGATACTGAAGAATTTTGGGTAATAGATACAAGTGAAACAGATGTATTAGATTATTCGATGAAAACATCTAACAGTAAGAAACCTAATAAGATAGTTTATTTAAATAGTGAATATTACAAAGAAGGTGCAACAGATGAGGAAAAAGCAAACCTTACACCAATGCTTGTATTTTATTGGCATCCAGATGGTTTTAGCGGTTATGTAGATCAAGAACCAAAAGCACCAAGATTATTGCCTGTTTCTAAAAAGTTTAAGAAGAAAAAGGCAGTTGAAGAAAAGAAAGATAAAGACGGTGTAGTAACACAAGAAGCTAAATCTTTTGAGCAAGTGTGCAAAGAAGATGCTTTCGATTCAATGCAAAGAACATCTTATGATGATGAGTTAGAATTGACAGTCAAAACGGATTCTAAGTTAGTTTATATTGGCGATATTGGCACAAGATATCTAATTATAGTAGATGATGCTAGATACTACACAATGCTTACTAGTAAGGAAGTAATAACAGATAAAACGATGGTACTTACTTTTGGCATGGCAAGAACACGATTAACACAAATCGTCAGAGAAAATTGGAGGATTACAAACAATGAGAGTAATTAGAGCAAACGGACAAAATGTCTCTCCTAGTGATGATGGCAAGCTATTTAACATGATTTTCAGTGATGGTTTGTTTAACGGAATAACAATTAATTCATTAGGTGCTGCACTCGTTCATATTCCAGCAATGTATGGAATTATGATGGGTAGAGAGTTTGTTACCGAGGAGCAAGACATAACCGTTAAACTTCCATCATCTGAAACAACAAACGGATATATTGTAGTGAAGTACGATCTAGCTACAGAAAATGTTATCAGTATTGTTTCTTATTTAGGTAGTTATACACCAACAAAAGAAGATATCAATACTAACGGTTCAGTATACGAAATGATTATTGCAACATATACCGCTACGAATCTAGCAGTAGAAAAAATTACAATGGCTTTTAGCATAGCTATACCAAGTAGTACAAATACAGCTAAATTTAATGTGGCTGCATCAAGTTGGAGTTCTAGTACTAAAACAATTGATGGAAGAGATTATTATTACCAGGATTTAACAGTAAACAAAATTATAGACAGTTACCCAATTATTGAAATAGGTGCTACAGGAACACTTCCTACTGAGGAAGAAGAACAAGCATATGCAACATTAAAATATGCTTATTTGTACGAACAAACAAAAACATTGACTTTGTACTGCTTAGATAAACCTACTTCAAACTTTGTTATTTTGGTGAAAGGAGTTAAATGATGAAAGTATTAGTATTCACTGATGGAACAAAATTTAACGTAGATGATGAATCTACAATTACGCTGATTACAATGACTACTTCTAATTTTAAAGAAGTGGATGCAATCAAAAACAATCTAACGGTAGAAAATATGAAAACACTAACATTAGACGGTACTGAATATGTTGAAGTAATTCCAGAAGGTATTTCCGCTAGAAAAGATGGTGATACTGTAAAGGTTACTATTCAGAACAGAATGAAAACTTTTGAGGAAAAAGTATCAGAAGTACTCAATGAACATGCAGATGCATTAATGGAATTAGCAGAGGTGTAATATGGGAAAAATATATGCAAGAGCCATTCATAATGGCAAAAAAACTTTAGATGATGTTCCTACAAGATATGTTGAAGAAACAAAAAAAGCATATAAAGAACTTTACGGAAAAGAATTAAAAGGATAGTTATATATGGCAAATGCTTTAATTACAAGAAAAGGCGGCTCTTCTAAATTGACAGGAGAAAAGCTTGCAGAAAGTGGTGGCAGTGGTTCTATTACTCTTCAAAAAGACTATGTGGCAATAGTTGTTACAAGAAGTGTGGATGGGAAAAGAACTCAAGCTGGAATACCTTCATGCAATGTAAACGGATTGCAAGAATTAGCTAGTGCAGCTAAAGGAGATTGGGGATATAACGGCAGTATTGGTAAAGATAACGATTACGTAACAGGAACTAATGTATATGGTAGTGCTAAAAAAGGGCATTCGATTTCTTGGAGTGGTGCTTCAAACGGTTGGGGGCACGTTCTAATCATCGGAATTCTCTCGGGGGGGGAATAACTAAGTGTATTTCTTACCTAAAAAACATCTTCAGAAAGAAGGTGTTGGAATGAGCAATTGCATGATAACAAGAAAAGGTGGCGGTGGAAGCGAAATTATCGCTACAAAATATGTTACATTCGGTAATTCTCAAGGAACCACGTTAAAGGCAACGACAGAGAAAGATTACAAAAGAGTGTATGTTATTTTGAATGGTCAAAATGGTGGCTCATGGGAAACTACAACAACACCTAGTATCGAGGCTGTAAAGATTAGCTCAGGGTATAACGATACATGGGGGCAAATATTTTCTTGGTATCATTATTACTATGAAAATGTTCCAAAAGGAACTGTATTTGATGTAGGAAGAACAGGACACCAAGGTTCAATAATATTGATTGGAATTTTATAAATAACAAAGGAGAAAAGATGGGAAATTGTTTAATTGTACGGAAATCGGGGGGGGTATCTAAATTGAAATTTACTTCCTTGATAGCCTTTAATGGAGACAACAATAAAACTTATACTGAAACACCCGAAAAAGACTGCTACATCATAGTTGCTATTAATACATGGCAAGTTAATATTACAGCAAGCGGATTAACAAGTATTCTTGATGTTAAGAATAATACTGGAGCTTATGGAGCAGGAACTGGTATGAAAGTTTACCAAGCTAAAAAAGGTGTAAAGTGGTCTATTGTTGGTATAACAGGATTAGATATTATTAAAGCTGAATTTGAATAAGTCGTAGCAATACGGCTTTTTATTATGAAAGTGAGGTGGTAACATGGATAACTTGTGTTTTGGAATGGAATATTTAAACATAACTCAATTGCCAGGTGGAAGTTATTCTCATGCAAATCAAGCGGTTGATTTAGGCGGTAGAGATACAGGAAAAGACATTTGGTATGCCAGAGGTGATACTTTTTGGAAGTGTACGTGTTGTTGGAGTAGTGCAACTAATACATATCATTTTCTGTCATGCGATTCTAAAGGCAATCCTACTAAGGTACATTGTGCAGATGGTGTGGATAGAGTGGTAACAGTATCGCTAACACACGATTTGAATAAACATAAAATTGGTAGGCTTTACCACAATGAAAAGATGTATCAAGAAGGAACTAAATATCCTTACGAAGGTAAAGTTACTGGCAATCACATTCATCTAGAAATTGCTGAAGGCGATGTTAGAAAAAGATACAAGGCTAAAAATGGAACGTGGACTTTATACAACGAATTAAATCCACTTGAGGTTATGTTTGTTGACACAAGTTTTACGAAAATACTCAATACAAAGGGAGCAACATTGAAAAGTTGCTCAGGTATTACATGCAAAGGAGATGAAGCAATTATGAATTTAAATGATGGATTCCAGAGTTTGACATATTCAGGTGCAAATCTGAAAGTCTATAAAGGCTATGACAAATTCAAGAAATTATTCATGCTTAGTGCTTTAGGAAACGAAAAGGCTACTCAAGATATTAGAAAATTCGACCATAGTAATTTATTAATCATGGCTGATGCAAATTGTAACTATTTTGAAATGGCTTCAAAATCAGAATATGGTCAACATTACGGTGTTGAGCAAAGTATCGGTGATGATGTACACACTACAGGACATGACCTAGCACCTAAGAACGGTGCTTATGAAGTGTTCTATGAATTGAAAAATGGTGAGTGTGGTAGATGTACCGCTAATGATTATTGGTATTCTAAGGCGGATGTGAACTTCGCATGTTCACCATACGCTACAGTTGTATTTAATCATGTAGCTTGTAATCATCGTTCATCAGCGTTTGGCAATAAGGACAACTACGCAAACAGTCAAACCATGTTTATGAAGATTAAAGATACATGGTGCATTGTATGTACTGCTAGCAAAGTACTTCCAAAGCTAATGCAGAACTTTGCGTTAGATTGTAACGCTGACTATGCATTCTTAGTAGACAGTGGTGGTTCAACTCAAATGATGGCGTTTACAGATAGCAAGTGGCAATCAATCATTTACACAGGTCGTCATATTCCAAACGTATTAGCAATCGGAAAGATGAAGGTTGCTGAACCAACAGAACCTAGCAAACCTACAGAACCAACAGAAGAAACCGTTTCAAAAGCTGAATACGATAAACTTCAAGCAGAACTGAACGCAGTAAAAGAGGAGCTAAAAAAAGCTAACGAAAAATTAAATGAAATAAAGAAGATCATGGAGGGATGAAAAATGAAAAAAATTATCGCATTTAAAATGAACAATGAAACTTATGATTTTTTGAAATGGTTAACAACAATCGTATTGCCGGCAATTGCAACTTTTTACAAAGCAATGGCCGCAATATGGGGTTTACCGTTTGCGGACAAAATTCCGGCGACAATTATGGGTGTCGTAACTTTATTGGGCGCGTGCCTAATGTATAGTTCTTCAAAATACAAGAAGGAACAGGAGCAATAACGGCAAGGCATGGAGACATGGATTGTATTATTAACTAATGTGTTGGTGCCTATTACAGTTGCACTAATAAGTAGTGGCAAACTTGCTAACAAGCTAGAAAAGAAGTTTTCAGTCGACGACATTTCAAAGAAGCTAGATAGCTTAGAAAGTAAGATTGATTTAAACAAAGCCGAAAACAAGCGCGCTTGTGTTTTGAGATTTAACGGTGAAATCAAGCACGGCATTCATCACGACGAGGAAGAGTTCAACGAATGCCTCAGCGCGATAGACTATTATGAAGACTACTGCCGACAGCACCCTGATTATCCAAACAGTAAAGCCGTGATGGCAATCGCTAATGTAAAAAAGGTATACGAGAAGGCATATAGTAAAAATGATTTTTAATTATGAGTAAGCAAGTAGCTTGGAACAAAATCATACTTGAAGAATTTATATCTCTTGCTTGTCTTACAAAAACAGAAGAAATGATAATCCGTACAAGAGTAAGCGGATGGACTATTACAAAACAGGCATACGAATTACATATGTCAGAAAGTTCTGTTAAAAGAATAATAGCTAGATTAAAGAAAAAGTACGATAAAGTTCAAAAATACAGTGTTCTTCTACCACCTAGAAAAAATAGTGTAGAAGAAACATATTTAGATGAAAATTAAACTTGGGTATTGTGTAATGCAATACCCTCTTTTTTTATGGTTTTTAATACTTTTCCGATACTTTTCTGAACTTTTATTGATACTTTTTAAGCCGACTTTTCTTTGATAATTATAGTGTGAAGAAAGGATATCAGATTATGTATAATAACGGATTTTTAGGATATCAACCTCAGAAAAATGGAATCAACTGGGTACAAGGAATCGAAGGTGCTAAAGCTTTCCAATTACCGCCTAATTCCAACACTGTACTTTTGGACAGTGAAAACGATGGATTATTTTATATCAAGATATGCGACAACATTGGAATGTGTTCGTTGAGAAAATTCAGATATCAAGAAATCATTGATGAACCTCAGCCACAGCCAAACCAATATGTAACAAGAAATGAATTGATGGCAATTCTAAAGGAGATGAAGAATGAACAAGCTATTCCAGCAACTAACACAAACATCATTAAATCAGAATCCAATGATGAACATGCTAAAGGGGATTGGAAATCCTCAAACATTCGTGAATGAAAGAATTAATAATCCACAAGTTCAAAACATGATTAAACAGTATGGATCACCAGAAAATGCATTTCGTTCATTGTGCAGACAACGTGGGTTAGATGCAGATACAACTATCAATACGATAAGACAATTTTTAGGGAAATAACTAGTCATGACAGTTATTTATAAAAGTGCTAATGCACAGAAAGGATGAATTATGGAAAACGGCTTAACAGCTAGTGATGTGGCTTTAATGCAGAAAGATTCAGGCTATGGATGGGATAGTTCATTCATGTGGATATTCGCATTATTGATTCTATTATTTGGTGGCAATGGCTTTGGATTAGGTGGTGGCGGATTGCAACAAGGCGATTTGCAAAGAGCAATTGACCTCAACTCAATCCAAAATGGACAAAGAGATATTGAGGCAAGAACTCAGGAAGTTGGTTCAGAAGTCATTTCTCAAATGAAAGATTTAGCGATGAACAATCTAGGAGAAATCAGAGATGTTCAGAGTACTATTCAACAAGGCTTTGCAGAACAACAGAGATGTTGTTGTGAAACACTAAGAGCAATTGATGGTGTAAATTATAATGCCAGCTTAAATACTGCTAGCATTAACGCTACTACAGTGGCACAAACACAAAAGATTCTTGATGCTATCACAACAAACAGAATGAATGATATGCAGAACCAAATCAACGCGTTGCAATTACAAAATGCTGTGGCAGGAGTTGTAAGATATCCTACACAGACAAGTTATTGTAGCGGTGCAAATCCATTCTACAGTGGATGCGGAACAAACAATATTTAGAGCAAATTAAGTTTGCCAGATAAGGAGAGAGGCAAACGCCTCTCTTTTAAAGAAAGGAAAAAAATATGTTAGAAGCTTATTCGATAAATCAAACAATAGCTACAAATGGAATTTTACCGTTTAATAGCGTATCTCTTAAAAAGGGCAAAACAGCCATTTTGAGCGGCGTTTCATCAATTGAGTTAAATTGTTCAGGTGTTTATGAAATCGTTCTAAATGTAGGCGGTTTACCAGGCGCAGCGGGCGATATTGAAATTGTAATGACTAAAGATGGTGTACAACAATCTCAATCTAAGATTTCTATTCCAACAGTTGTTGCAACTGAAGGAATTCATGGATCTATTACTACTTTAGTTCAAGCAACAAGAAATAATGGAACATGTTGTTGCTCATCACCAACTACAATTCAATTTGTAAATACTGGTGTAGAATTAACTCAAGCAACAATTAATGTAGTGGTGACTAAACTATGTTAATTTGCGAATTGATGGAAACTGCCAAATCTTCTGAAACTATGAAGCAATGGATTCCAATTGTTGAGGAATATTTCAAGAAACTAAGTAAAGAAGATTATGATTGTTTATATGATGAAATTTATGAAACTATATATGGTGAAGTTCTATCAAAAGAAAAGGCTGAATATCTAGTTCATGAAATGAAACCGTATGGACAAAAATGGACAATGAATGAAGTGGATCAAGTACTTGGTGGAAACTGCAAGTTAGCCACCAGATATTACACAATGAATATGATGTTTAATGATTATCATGATTTGTTTAATGATGACACTGAAAAATATGTTGAAATATCTAAACTTTGGTTAAATGATGTTGATTCTGAAGGTGGAGATATTAAAACATATAGATATGCTACTAGAGTATAAATAATGCGAACAAAATGCGAACATCTTGTTCGCATTAAAGTCTCTAGAATGTGCTTAAAGTGCAATGTGAATTATTCGAAATACAGCATAAATACTATGAAATCGCACAGAAAGCTCTAAAAGTGCATAAATTAAAAATAATGTAACTATTCCCGTTATCCGCACCATTATAGTTAACAAAACCGCATAAATAAGCGGTTTTTTAATTTTTGCGAATAATTTTGCGAACAAAGTTTATATATTTTTTAAACTTTCTATTTGCTTTTTTTATTTTTAAGCTATAGTATAATTAGATTACAAAAAGGTGGTGATAAATATGACTAACTATACTGCGACGGAAATTGCAAAATATTTTTTATCGAAAGATAAAGATAAAACAGTTTTCACTAACAACTTAATCGAAAAAAATAATCACACTTTTTATGATGGCAATGCTAGATTAAATAAATATTTACATTTAGCACAAAATCTTCATCTTGCTAAATATGGAACACCATTGTTTACAGATACATTATTAGCTTATGATAATGGTGCTGTAGCTTTTAATGTGCAAAAAAAATATATGTCCTTGAAGAAATCAAATTTATCAACAGATATTGATTCAGAGACAAAAATATTTTTGGATAAGATTTATGATACGTTTAAAGACGCTTCTGTCGATGAACTTATTGAAATATCGCACGAAGATAATGAGTGGAAAGAAAAAAATTCTGGCATATCATATTACATGGATTCTATTTCAAGAAAAGATGAATATCGTGAACAATATGCTGATTTGTTGTATTTAATGTTCGATGCGGCAGAAAGTGATTTTGATGATGTTGAAGATTAAAGATACAATTTGGCTGAGAATTCGTTTTAATAATGAACCTGGTACTATATCAGAAGTTAAACACAAATATATAGTTATAGATGTTAACACTGAAGAAAAGTATGTTGAACTGATTCAATTAGATACGGTTAAACCTAATAAAGTATATATTTCTGCAAAACGTTCTAATAAGCTGATAAAACCAAGCGAAAAAGATGGTATATCAAAATATTGCTATGCCCAGCTCGATAATATTTTTATGATTGAATGTGGGGATTATACCTTTACAAAAGGAAAGCCTATAACAGATGGACTATATTATGATCTATTAGATGAATATAGACATTATCAAGAAACAAATCAGATTTCAGATAATAAAATTGTATATATTAGCTTAGATGAATTAATTAACTTAAACCAATAAAAAACCGACAACTAGTCGGCTTTTATTTTATACTTTAGATGTTCTCTTTTCCTGTTGGTGAATCGTTCCAATATTCTTTTTGCCTTGTTTCACCAATGTAATTTGAAAACAAATCAGAAAACTTAAACTCATTTTTGACTGACGATAAAATTATTTTGCCATCCGCAATACTAATAGACAATTCATCACCAATATTTAGAGATAATAAATTTAAAGCACCTTTAGGTAATCTGATTCCCTGAGAATTTCCCCATCTTGTTATTTTAGTTGTTTTCTTCATTTTCTTGTTTCTCCTCGGCTTTTATTTTATTGATTGCTTTCTTCCTATCTTCTTCTGATGTATTAGCATAGCCTAATGTCATACTGGAAGAAGTATGTCCCATCAAGTCACGGATAACAGCTTGATTAACACCTTCACGGTATAGTGTAGTAGAGAATAAATGTCTCAACATATAAGCGTTAAACTTAATCCCACATTTCTTTGATACTAACATTATATGGTTACTTACATCGTTTATTTCATACGGTTTTCCATCCTGCTCAATAATCATAGGTGAAGAACTAGAATAATCTCTAAGACTATTTAAAATGACTATTAGTTCGTCTGTGCATGGTACATAGCGTATTGATTCAACAGTTTTAGTAGTGATTATTTTTCTTGTTTCTGTTCCTGTTGAACCAACACTTTTATTGATATATAGCGTTTTGTTTTCTGCGTTGAAATCATTCCAGTTAAGTGCCAGCACTTCTGCTGTGCGACAACCTGTCCATCTCATTATTTGCAGCATATACCAAATGTCTTGAGATCTCTTGCATGGCACGCCATCTTTTGAATTATATTTTAATAATTCATCACAAAACAGATTGAATGTTTCTACATCAGTTGCTGTGCTTCTTGGAATAGAAACAATTTTAGACTTAACATTCTTTAATGCTATAGTCTTATCAGTAATTTCATACTCTAACATTAATGCAGCATGGTAAATAGCTCTCCATACAGAAACCAATCTTTGAATGCTGTCATTTGAATGATTTTCAGCAAATTCAACAATTGATTGTTGAATGTCAGATGTCTTAATTTTATTTAATGGAACATCCTCAAATTGTGCAATAGAGTATTTGTATAACACTCTATGTTTGGCTTTTGTTTTAATTGAAAGTCCAGATAACTCTAATTCTTTTTCAAAGAACCATTTAACATTAGGCACAGTATTATCTAATGCTTTACCAGCACTAATATCAATACGTGCTTTATCTCTAATCATTCTAGCTACAACATATGCGCTTTTCTTATCTGGATAATCTGATACTTTAATCGTTTTGGTAAACGATTTTCTATCTTTTCCTTTTCCATATCTAAGGATAATTTGTAATGAAATACCTGCTTTGGACTTTCTCTCATATATTCCTGAATTATCTATCATGTGTTATAATTTCCTTGCTTTAAATTTCACTGCTACCTAGATGGTAGCTTTTTTGTTCTAAGGTTTATTTGCTTAAAAAGTTAATAAACCGTTTATTTTAGTGTTTTAACGCTCGATTTTGCGAAAAAATTGCAAAAACACTAGTTAAAACATTGCGAATAAGAATATTTACCTGTTTTAATAAATCTGAAAATGTCAATAGGTTGAGAACAATTTGCATAAAACGCAAATTGTTATTTCCTATTGATTTTTTGAAACAAATGTGCTAGATGGGTATATAATTTATTTATCCTTAATGCGTGATGATTCATTATCCGTATTATCGGCAATAGGGCGTTCTTGCTCGGCTATAGCAGGAATACCCTGTTCTTTTGCCAAGAGCAATCTAATTATTTGTTGTGTTTCTGGTGAAGATTTATGATATACTTCCAACATTCTTACATCATCTGGAGTAAATGAATTCTTGGAATGATATATTGTACTTTCTTCCATTAAGTCATCATCAGATAGTTCCATCAATTCAATAGGAGTTGTCTGCAACACATCAGCAAATAAAATTATTTTAGATAATGGTAGGTCTACATGACCTTTTTCAATTTTTGTGATCATACTTCTGTCGGTGTAGCCAGTCCTTTTTGCTAATTCTTTTTGGCTCATTCTCAATTGCAAACGATATTTTTTAATATTTTCGTATAATTTTAACATATTAACATGTCCTTTCACTGATAGAATAACTGTTTGTGTAAAATAATTCAACATTTCTATTTATAGTGTTGACAATAATTCACTTCTTAGATAAGATAATTATGCAAGTTGAATTAAATTCACTAGAAAGGAAAAGATGGTCAAATTAGAAAAATTAAAAACAATAATTAAAGAAAGCGGAATTCCTATGACTGTTATTGCAAAACGCTCAAATATTAAGCGAGAAACGCTTTATAACAGGCTAAATGGGATGGGCGATTTTACTGCATCTGAAATTGTCGGTTTGAAAAAGACATTAAAATTAACGGTAAAAGATATAGAAAATATTTTTTTACAAGATTAGCTGAATTAAATTCACTTTTTAAAAAAGGAGGAACGTCAATGTCAATAAACAAAAGATATTCAGCTATTGAAGCCTCAAAAGATACAGGCTTTGATAGAGAGCTGTTCTCACTTTTTAGAGAAGTGGGATTGCTAAAAGGCTCTAGAGTTGGCAGGTATTGGAAATATGATGAGGAAGAAATAAACGACCTCATTCATGATATCCGCGGATACGATCTAGAGAATGAAGAAAAGATACGTTTCTTTGCTCCATATATATTGGCAGCAAGAAACGCACGTGAGAAAAAGCGTTAAGCATTAAATGGTCTTTGAAAACTGAATGAGGTGAAAAAAATATCTAAAAGATATTGACTTAGGTACACACCAATATTATTATGTAATAGGCACTAAGCTACACACCTATGTGTACGTAAGGGAAAGGAGGAGTGTGCCAGAAAAGAAAAAAATGGGCAGACCTGTAATAGGGCAACCTAAAGATATCAGGCTACAAATCAAGATTGATGAAGAAACTAAAAGTAAACTTGATAAACTATGCCAAAAAAAAGAGATTAGCTATGCGGAATGTATCCGCCAACTAATCAACAAAGCAAAATAGGATGAGACGCTCGACGTAAGTTTGGCGACTAAGCTCGAACGCCTCATAAAACACTCAAAGAGTGCATTAAAATTATACTATTTTTAGGTATACATTTTCAACGCAACCTCTTTGAGAAATTCAATGAGGTTTTTTATATCCTCATTCATATAATCCCTTGAGTGTTGATACGCTCTATCAACGTCTCCTTTCGAATAAAAAAATAAAGCTTTAAAAACGTGATGGTAATCTTGCATATAAAAAACTGTTGATAGAGCCTATGAACGCTTGAGGGAAGAAAGGAAATAAAAATGAAAGCACTAGAAAATTATCTGTTGGATCATTTCGATACGAATATCGAAGAAGTGAAAGAATTTGAATTGCTATTAGCTGTATTGCCACTTATGGCATTTATAGTACTAGATTCAATATTCAAATTCATAGGATGAAATATATTTGCTCCAATTGTAGAAGTAGATTTGCGGAAAATGAGTTGTGCCAGAAACCTATTTTCAACAAACTATCCCACAAAACAGAATATGAAACAGCATGTCCTGTTTGTGGCTGCATTGGAATATATCCACTGGCATTGAGAGGAAAGCACGAAATACCTCCGTTGACTTTAAAGCTGTTTGATTGACAGTCGTGCTGATTCTCAAAAGAAGTGATAACGCTGCTGCGTGGTTCTTGTTAAAGAAAGGATTCCTTTTGGACTATTGAATCGCCATGCAGCAGTTGCTAATCACTTAGAAAGGTAAATATGAATGGAAAGGTTGTTACTTATATGGTTTATAGCTGATACATTACTTCTTATCTTTTCGAAAACATATAGAAAAGAGAGAATTAATTATTTGATTAATCTAGGTGAAAAGAAAGGAAAAAAATATGTTTTTTGAAGATTCGGAAAGAGATCAAGCAAAGGTACTTAGCCTTATAGGTACGAAAGATGAAAAAGAAAAATTTAAAAGAGAAGTATTAATGCGTAAAAAAATAGTGAATCTTCTCATAGAGGGAAAATTCACTATTGATGAATCAAAAACAACTTTAAAACTTGTTTCTGATTACATAGACAGAAAATGCAATGAAATTACTCTTGATTCTTTTCAAGAATAGCTAGGTCGTAAAAATCTTGGTCAGTGTATGCATTTATATATGTATCAAAATTTCTACATACTGCAATGTAATTTTCTTCATATGCTTGCAATGCATCTTTTACAAGATTGTCTTTTCTTTCGGATGGTAAAGTTTTTTGATAACTTGGTTCGCTCTTATAGTCTTCAAGAAGCTTTGCGTATTCCGGAATAGTCATAATCATTGCGACTTGCTGAATGACTTCATTTTTAGACATAATATCCTCCTTTCTGTAGAACATTATAACGAATAGGAGGAAGAAAGGAGAGAATGCCTAGACAATTAAAGAGATTTAATCCAAAGGGTTCGAAATACGAACGGAAGACACTCGATAAGCACGGTCGAGAAGTTGTTAAACCGTTCAAGAAAGAAGATTACGAAGAAATGCAAAGAATTTTAAGAGTGAGAATGGAATCACTTGAAGAAACATCTGAAGAATATTTCAGATGGTATCGCTTGAAGATACTAATGCATTTAGGCGTAAATACAGGACTAAGAATCACAACGCTGATAGAACTAACACCTAGAGATATCAGTGATGGTGAAGTTACGTTTACTGAACATAAGACAGGTAAACGTATGCAGTATTCGATGTCCAAAGAGGTAATGCAGCCTATTAATGACTACATTAAGTGGCTAGGCATTACTCAAAGTCAGTACTTGTTTCCAAGCAGTAAGGAAAATAACTTTCCTATAAATCGTGTTACCGCATGGAGACAGATTAAAGCATTAGCAAAAGAAGCTGGTGTTAAGTATCAAATCGGTTGCCACTCAATGAGAAAGTCATTTGGAAGGTGGTATTACGATGAGACACATGATCTTCTTCAAACACAAAGATTGCTAATGCATGAAAGCCCTATAGTGACTATGGCTTATATCTGTCTGGAATATGGTGATGTCCAGAAAGAGAGAGAAAAAATAAACTATGGTACTAAATGGGAGTGATTTGTATGAGTGACAATAAAAAATATTACTATATGAGACTTAAGGAAAATTTTTTCGATACAAATGAAATGAAAATACTTGAGTCTATCCAAGATGGATATAAGTATTCAAATATTTTGTTGAAATTATATCTAATGAGTTTACAGGGAAACGGAAAATTGATGTTCAATGACCGCATTCCATACAATGCACAAATGATTGCCACAATAACAAGACATTCAGTTGGAGATGTAGAAAAGGCATTAAAAATATTTAAAGATTTAGGACTAATTGATGTTCTTGATACTGGAGCAATTTATATGTTAGACATCCAAAACTTTATAGGTCAGTCTAGCTCAGAAGCAGATAGACAAAGAAATTATCAAAAAAGAATTTCAGAAGAAAAGCGTAAGATTTCTAACATGATTTCTAACAATATATCTAACGAGGTTTCTAACAAGATTTCTACACCAGAGATAGAGTTAGAGAAAGATATAGATATAAAAAAAGAAACAACTACTGACGTAGTTGTTAAGAAAAAACAAAAAAAATTTGTGAAACCAACTCAGCAAGAAATTGCTGAATACGTAAAAAGTCTTGGTAAATCGTTAGACGTAGCGAGATTCTATGACTATTACGAAGCAAAAGGATGGCTTGTTGGCAAGAGTCCGATGAAAGATTGGAAAGCTACAGTAAGGAACTGGCTTCGAAACAATCATCAGATAGTCAATGAGCAAGAGCGTGATAGTACGCTCGATGAAATATTTTGAGAGGTGTAAATGAATACCGAAAACTTACTAAACGTGATATGCGATAGTGCAAGAAGTTTAGAAACAAACACAGAAGATTTCAGAAATAAAGAGGGATTGCTCATATGTGGCAAATGTCAAACTCCCAAAGAAACGGTTCTAAAGTTTGACAACAAGACAGTTGTTGTTCGCTGTCTTTGTAAGTGCGAAGAAGAAGCTAGAGATGCAAGTGAGCGTCACTATGCTGAAGAACAACGAAAGATGAAAATTTATGAAATGCGTAGAGCAGCATTCAATGATCCAAGTCTTAAAGAATGTGTATTTTCAAACGATGATTTGCTGAATACAAAACTAAGTAAAATCAGTAGAAAATATGCAGATATATTTCCTGAAATGCAAAAGAGGTCAAAGGGGTTATTGCTCTTTGGATCAGTAGGAACAGGAAAAACATTTTATGCGAGCTGTATAGCCAATGCTCTCTTGGATAAAGGCTATTCGTGCATGGTTACAACATTTGCAAGAATTGTAAATGTTCTATCAACACCAGGCGTAAACAAACAGGACTACATAGATTATCTATGCAAGTATGAACTGCTTGTTATTGACGATCTGGCAAGTGAAAGAAACACAGAATATATGAACGAAATGGTGATGAACGTTATCGACTCTAGATACCGTTCTAAAAAGCCAATTATAGTTACAACCAATCTAACATCAGAAGAGCTAAAGAACCCCACAGAAGTGGCTAAACAGCGCATTTACAGTAGACTGATGGAAATGTGTTATCCAGTTGAAGTTAAAGGCGCAGACCACAGAAAACAGAAGCTCAGAGATGATTTTGGCGGTCTTAAAGAGTTACTTGAGGAGGAAGAATGAAAAAGATAGTAACGGATGACGATATTGTGATGTTGCAACACATTTTGTTTGTTGCAAAGAATGTTAACAGTAAATTGGAAATTGAATCCAATAATGATGGCAAACGTGCTTATTTGCACGGATGTGCTGATGGGTTAATGACCGCCAGAGATGAAATAGACAGATGGTGGCATAGCCTGAAGGAGCAGCAATAATGATTAAAAATATTATTATCATAGTTCTCTCATGTCTTTTGTATATTAATTGGCAAAGAAAAATAAATTACTTTTCTATGGTTGGTGCATTGGGATATTTGCTATTAAAAAATGGTATCAATTTTACTTTTGAAGGGCATGAAATGTTAGAACTTCAAAAGAAAGCTATAAGAAATACAATGAGCATCAAAACGTTCTTTTTATAAGGAGAAATAAGAAAATGCGTAAAAATTTGATTGATGAAATTATAAGCGAGATCATAAAACGTTGCGAAAATGAAAATATAACAGTGGTTGAATTTCGTGCCATAGTCGAAGCATTAAACAGTAAATTGTATTTGTTAAAATTCAAAGCAATTAAAAAATCAACTATCGGTTCATTGTTAGATGAAAAGGAGTAGCATATGGCAAATGTAGGAAAAATTGAATTTGAAACTTATTTTACAAACTTAAGCAAAGATGAAAGAGGAGAAAAATTGGTTTCCGTGCAAAAGAAAATAGTAAATTTTCTCTGCCAAGAAAAACTTACTATTTCCGAGAGTGAACATGTTGTTGAAGCGTTACGTGCATATGTAAGATATTCAAAAACATATTCAAATGAACATACTGCTATTTTTGATCTCTTTGCTGAATAAAAGAATCATATTCTTCTTCGCAAAGATTAAGATATTCTGCATAACTTTTTAATGCAGCTGATGCATTGCTATGAGTTTGCAAATTATCAGAATGATTTTTTTGAATATCAATAAAAGTAAGCATCATTGCAACATCACGAATTACATTTTCTTTATTTTCCATGTATATCACCTCCTTCCAAACAATTATACATGGTTAGATTGAGGATAATGCAACAAGTCAAAATATGTTGCACGGTAAAAACATAAAAGTGAAGAAATACGCATAAATAAAGGCGATATGAATAATTTAAAGAAACAGAACCATGCAACATAACTATGATTCGGTTGCATGGAAGAAAGGAAAAAGAATATGGAATATAACTCAATATTTGAACTTGATGAAGTGCTAAAAGACTTGCACATTGAACACATTTTCAGACCAATGTTCGATGGATTCCAAATCATTATTAAATCCAATAAATACAGAATTTCATTTATTGAACATATGGGATCATATGGAAGCTCAAACGATTTAATTGAAGCATGGGATGAGTTTGGAGACCCTATAGGTAACTTAGATGTATTCGCATGTCTTGAATATCTGAAAGAAAGGCGATTGCTTAGAAGGAACTGAAATGAAAACATATGAAGAACTAGTAGAAGAGAATGAGAAGCTGAAAAACAAGCTTCTACTATTAGAAAAGCTGAATCAAGATGCATTTGCTAGACTTCTCGAAGCAACCAATGCAATCAGCTACTATGAACAGGTTATGAAAGTAGAAAGATTCAGACCGTGGAATTGATATGAATTATAAATTTAAAAGCGGATGGAATGCTGCTAAAAAGGACCGTGATGTTTTAATACAATGGGAAAATGAATTGATTCCTATCATGGCAGCTTCCAGAAGAATTGCAAAAAACAATGACTGGGATGATGTACAGTCATTCAGTGAATTTACTGTAATGGCAAATTCACTCGGATATTTTAGTGGGAGAAAAGATGCTTAAAAAAGAGAAATACAAAGATAAACTTGAAGATATATTAGTTAAAACAATTGCAGTTTATCAAGATTACGAGGAAGCGATTACACGATGCGGCGATCGCCCTTGTGATAAATGCATATTTTTTATAAATAATAAATGTGGGAGTTTTGAAGCCGCTAAAGAATGGCTTAACTCCGAATATAAAGAGTCGATTTTAACAAAACAAGAAAAAGAATATCTTAGTTCAGTTGTTAAACCTTTTAGAGACAAAGTTAAAAGCATAACAAAGTTTGCAGATACTCGTTGCACAGAAGAATATATCTATATGGTTATTGAAGGACCAGCTGATGCATGCTTGCCAAGATTTGATGGAAATACCATGTATAAAGGTATGGAGCTTGGAAAAGAATATACACTTGAGGAATTAGGAATATAGATATGTTAAACAAAGAAAAATACAAAGATAAAATTGAAGAAATATTTTCTTACACAATTGGGGTATCTAAAAGCGGAGAGATGTGCCGATGTAAAGATATGGGAGGCTGTTATAAATGTATATTTCACGGTGGTAATTGTGTTGATAATGCAAGGGATTGGCTAAATTCAGAATGTAAAGAATCTGTTTTGACAGATGAAGAAAGAGAATATCTTAGTGCAGTGATTAAACCTTTTAGAAGGTTTGTTAGGTGTATAAAAAAATTAGAAGCTGTAGCAAATGGCATGGAAAAAATATCATTATACTCACAGGATTCTCAATCATGGGGATGCACGACAATTTTACCACCATTTAAAAAATCAACTGGAATGTTTCAAAATATGGAACTTGGCAGAGAATACACTCTTGAGGAGTTAGGACTATGACACCAATAATCAATCCGTGGCTGTTCTATCTTGCTGACTGCCTTGCGAAATTACAAATAATGTGTATTCTTGTGGTGTCTGCACTTGTAACTGTTATTATTTTTCTTACTTTTAGAATCAATGATTTGGAATATAAGGAAAAAGAACTGAAATCTGCCAGAAGAACAAGAAAGATAGTGATTTTCTTTTCTATTTTGCTTTTTATCGTTATTCCATTCATTCCGAGCAAAGAAACATGTTACAAAATGATGATTGCTTCACAGATTACAGATAATAACATTCAGAAAGCAGAAGATGTAATCAAGAACTCTGTTGACTATATCTTTGAAAAGATAAACGAGTGATAAAAAAATGACAACTATAAGAATAATACTACTGATACTTCTGATTTGCTTGTTTCTGTTTTATATCTATGACACGACAAGAGAAAAAAGCGAGGAAGAAATCAAAGATGATTGGCGACACAGATGATTTACGAGGGTTTAGATTATGAAAGAGAAATTAGAAGAAGTACATTACACAGCTTATAGACTGAGAGATGAAATAATTTTTCTAACAAATAATGTTTATGGCAACGATTGGCTTACTAAAGCACAAAGAGCAAAGATAATATATCTTCTAGATTGTGCAATAAAAAACATTATTAAGCTAATTGATTACTTGGAATTAGAAATAGACAAAAAGGAGAAAGAAAATGATAAACATTCTGAAATATAAAAAACATTTAGAAAATTGTAAAAACATGGCAGAAGTAAACGATTTTATTAAACAATACAAAGACAAAAATGAAACTAATTTAGATTGGCTTACAAGTGAATGTAAATTAGAAAAAGACTTGTCAGAAGAATACACAGAAATTGTTAAAGCAAAAAATGCAAGAGTATTTACGCCATGCAATTAAAAGGTGAAATACCAAAACCGTTAAAGTTTCCATGTGATATTCAATCAATAGCTACTGGATGGATGATTGATAGATTAAATGAATACAGAAATTCAGTGCTGCCAGAAGATTTGCTTGAATTAATGAGTGAGAACACAATAAGCAGACTTTTAACGGTAATAGTTAATGAAGAAGTAGCAATAAGAAAAACAATGAACGGATATATCGCAGAAAGGATTTAGAAATGGAAGGAGAACGAAGAATCATGAAAAACGCAAGCGATCAGTTGAATGATGTACTCAAATCTATCAATAGCGTTAAAAGAGTACTTCGAAGCAAAAAATACTGTTACGAAGCATGTGAGAGCGAAAAAATTAGAATGATATTTCTTGTTTCTTTACAAACAGAATTGATTCTTCTGCACACAAAATTGGATTCTTGGATAGACGCTGGAATTCCAATGGAAGAGACAGAATAAAATTTGAGGTAAATATATGGAAGAAAAAGAAGAATATGTATTAACGGAATGGGCAATTATGCAACAGGTACTATGTGATTTTGGAATTGTAGTAAACAGAACAGTTGCAAATGCCATATTCGAAGAATTTATAAGAAGACTTGAAAAAAGCGGATATTTAAAGAGGAATAAAAGACAATGACAGTTAAGGAATTGATTAACTTTTTACAAGCATACGACGATGCAACTGACGTTAAAATATGCGATACACGGTTCCCAGTTTACGACCCGGTTGAAATACTTGATTTTGATTATGTTGAGGATGGGGCAATTGTAATTGAAGGAGGATTTGACATTGAATAAAAATGTAGATCATCCTTCACATTACAATCAAGGAACAATCGAAGTGATAGATGCCATCGAAGATTGGAATCTAGGATTTAATAAAGGTAATGCTATTAAATACATTGCCAGAAGTGAATACAAAGGCAACGAAATAGAAGATTTAGAAAAGGCTGTCTGGTATTTGAATAGAGAAATCGAAAATAAAAAATTAAAAAAAGAACTAGAAGAAGCAAAAGCGGAAGGGACTATTTAATGCTTAATATAGAGAAATATAAAGACGGAATTGAAAATATACTGGTTAAATGGGTTGCTATATCTGAAAGAGGATATATATGTGAATGCGGTTTTATAGATTGCGATGAATGTATATTTAATAAAAGCAAAAATTGCCAGGATGAAAAGCGAAAATGGCTTAAGTCAGAATATAAAGAACAGATACTTGATAAAGTTGAAAGAAAATATTTAAGTTCAGTGATTGGACCGTTTAGAGACAAAGTTTTATATATTCAAAAAGCTTCTATTGGCACTGATAATATTCGAATTGGAATCAAAAATGATAACACTATTAATTTGCCATGCTTCAAAAAAGACACTATGTATAAAAATATGAAAGCATGGGAAAAATATACTTTGGAGGAATTAGGAATATGACAGGAAACGAATATCAAACATACGCAATGAGAACATGCAGCATTCCATACGATGACAAGAAAGGAAGATTACATCATGCAGTATTTGGACTTACTTCAGAAGCTGGTGAAGTTGCAGGAATTCTTCAGAAGGTATATCAGGGACATGAATTTGACAAAGAGCATATCAAGAAAGAACTTGGTGATTGTCTCTGGATGATTACTGAAGCATGTGAAGCACTTGGCCTTGATATGGATGATGTAATGCAGACAAACATCAATAAATTGAAAGCAAGATATCCAGAAGGATTTGAATCAGAACGCTCATTACATCGTGCTGAAGGTGATATTTAAAATGCAGCAGAATAATAAAGTTGAATATGACATCTTTGTTTTTGAAGAAGATGAAGAGGAAGTAAAGCTTGAAAGATTTGGCTGTCCTCATTGTCATAAGTGGATAAGAGGAACAGATTATTATTCGCCAGAATGTCCATATTGTGGACGTCCACTTGACTGGAGAATATAAGCGTTGCAACAAATCAAATTATGTTGCACAAGAAAAAAGCACAATCTAGGATAACCGCATAAATAAACGGTTATCTTGGATTTTACGAAATTAGAACCATGCAACATAACTATACATCGGTTGCATGGATTAAAGGAGAGAATATGAAAGTTCATTGCATGTTTGAACAGTCGGGAACATTCAAAAATGAATTCAGAAAACTTGGATATGAAGCATACGATTATGATATTGCTAATGATTTCAGTGAAACAGATTATGTGATTGATTTGTTTGATGAAATAGAAAAGGCGTACTGTTATCGTGATTCAATATTCGACAGTATTAAAAAGGATGATTTGATTTTAGCTTTCTTTCCCTGCATTAGATTTGAAGAACAAATTCAGCTGCATTTCAGAGGAACTGCCTTCCAGATGAAAAATTATGATGATATAGAAAAGCTCCAGTTAGATATGAAAATGCATAAGGAACTGCATGATATGTATGAATTTGTAACAATGCTCACGATTGTAGCTTTACGGGGGGGCTTCGTTTAGTCATAGAAAATCCATATTCATCAACTCATTACTTGATTAAGTACTGGGCCATAAAGCCTAAAGTTATTGATAAAAACAGGCATGAAAATGGTGATTACTATGAAAAATCTACACAATACTTCTTTGTTAACTTTGAACCTAAAGAAAATATTATTATGGATGAACCAATGATTATTCATCCAAAAAAAAGAATTTCATATGCCAAAGATGAAGATGGAAAAACAAGAAAAGTTCAAAGAAGTATGATTTCAAAAGACTATGCAAGAAGATTTATAAAAACTTATCTGATTTAACAAGATGGAACACAAGATATGCTTCTTATGTTCAAGGAGAAAATGGGCAGTTTTATTGAGGAAAATTTAAATACAGTTATATGCGGAAATGCTTATGAACTGATAAAGAATATACCTGACAAGAGCATTGATTTAATTTATGTTGATCTTCCATATCAATTTGCTTCTGCTGGTGACGGTGGTGCGTTTGGAATTAGAAATAGAAAATACAATTTAGAAATAGCATTTAAAAAAGAAAAACAATTGTATGAAGAAACAACTGGCGAATACGAAAAGGAAAAGCATAAACAAGAATGCAACAGACTTGTGCAAAAAAAGAATCTTGTGGGTATTGATACAGGAATTGATTATTCTATATATGATGAATTTTGCAGAGTAGAAAAAGAAATATACATATATATATGGTTATCTAAAGCGCAGATTCCATATACAATTGATTATTTCTGCAATAAGAAAGACTGCAACTTCAATATATTAACGTGGCATAAAACAAATCCGATTCCAAAAACAAACAATACGTGGTTGAGTGATACAGAATATTGTCTTTTCTTCAGAGAAAAAGGAGCAAGAAGATTGAATGATGGTATGGATTTAAAACGCTCATATTATATTTCTTCTACCAATACTGAAGATAAAAAGAAATACATACATCCGACAATTAAGCCGTTGGATTTCGTTGAAAAGCATATACTTCATGCTACGCAACCAAACGATATTGTATTGGATGCATTTTGCGGAAGTGGAACAACTTGTGTTGCTTGCAAAGAAACAGGAAGAAATTTTATAGGATTTGAAATCAATGAAGAATACCAGAAAATAGCAACAAATAGAATTAATGGTATTGATAGGTTTGGACAAACTAGTATATTTACTGATTTTGAGAAATAAGAACTGTAACTTATTTCTGAGAGGATAATGACTGATTTAGAAGTACAAAAAATTAAAGGATTTCTAGCTTCAATGTATTTGAGCATTGAAAAAATTAATGAAATAGAAAGAAACATCAAGCAATGCAGAAGCAAACTAGGAACTAAAGGAATTAGATATGATAAAGAACCTGGTTCGCCAAGTGGAATAACACACGATCAAAGATTGATTGATATGATTTCTAAAATTGATGATTTAGAAGTAGCTAAAAAGATTGAGAAAAAGAAAAGTAAATATTTATTTATTTCTTTCAACAAAGCAAATCTTCTGGAAGAAGAAAAAGAACTTCTTGATGATGTATATATAAGAAGATTATCTTATGAAGAAATAGGAAAAAATATGCATTGCAGCAAATCCCAAGTATATAGAAAGATAACAAATATATATGAAAAAATATATGCCATTATATGTTAGCACTTATGATTTAGGAGGACTTGTATGGATGAATTACAAAGTATTGTTTTAAATGAAATTCTAAAAAGACTGAATGATATTGAAAAAAGACTTGAAGAAATAGAACGTGTTTTAAAAAATAAAGATAATGGTAAAATATAGCCATGCGTATTTTAAAAAAAGTAAGTAATAAATTGATTAAAGAACGAGGAGAATTTAAAGGTAAATTACCTAATCGTTGCCCAATATGTCACTCTTATATTTGTCCTGAACCATTGTTTGATTACAATAACTGCAGATGTAAAGTGTTTAGAACATGTTTATGCCCAGCGTGCCATAATACATTTATTGCAACATATGAATTTAGAATTATTACTCCAATTCTAATAGGAACAACACCAAAGATTCCAGAAGAAAAGATTTTTTCAGAATGGATTAATGAATTATCGCCTAGATTTCAAAAGATATATAATCAATCATTGTTTGCACAGGAAAATAAACTTGATGAAATAGCTGGAATTGGTTTTAGAAAATCTCTTGAAGTGTTGATTAAAGATTATGCAATATATCTTCACAGCGATAAAAAAGATGAAATAGAAAAAGTGCCTTTAGGCCGATGCATAGATGATTACATTGATGATGAAAATATTAAAATCCTGGCAAAAGGCTCAAAGACTATAGGCAACAGTCAAACACATTATGTAAATAATATAGAAGATCCAGGTTTAATTGATTTGAAATCATTTATAAATTCTATAGTCGATTTAATTGATGCTAAAAGAAATATTGAACATGTAATGAGCAAATATAAATGATATACCTTTAAAAATTGAAGCGTAGGATTTAGGAGGACTTGATTATGGCGAAAAATGATTATTGTGTGGTCGTATATAAAATATTGAATTACTTATATGAAATGTTGAGAGACGGAAGACCTGGATATTGTAATGAAATACAGAATGATGGCTCATTGTTTCCAATTATAAATGATAACTATTGGAATACTATTATTGATAATCTAATATCAAACGGTTATATCTTCGAGGGTGAAACAAAGTTTTTTGCAGATAGGATAGAATATATGAAAATGGTAACTTATTCTATTACGATAAAAGGTATTGAATACATGTATCAAAATTTGGCTTGGATTAAGACAAGCCGTGAAATGTTATGTTGTAGGATTTGAAAATGCTTAGTATAATAACGCAAATTGGAGTGATGACAATGCTTCTGTTTATTGGATATCATGTAGGATTCAATAAAGGCTTGAATTATGGATTACACGCAAAAGTAGAAATACTTTTATCAAAAGATACATCAGAAGTAATTAAACATCTAAAAGAAGAAAGCGATCAAGATTGAATTGACCGCTTTTTATATACCTTATTTTATTCCTTTGTAGGATTTTGCTTTGCTTATATATAACTATCTAGATACTTCATAATCCCAGTTCTTCCATAGCTTCAGAAAAAGAGTATGTTTTTTTGCTACTTTCAATATAAGCTTTATATGCATTTTCAGCATAAGCAGCATCATATTCATCTTCAATTTTTTCTAAAACTATTTTTTTGATGGCATCACTAACTGACGTTGAATGAACTTTAGCATAGCTGTTAAGCAAACGCTTCTCTTCTTCTGTAAAGTTTATTGTTAGACACATTTGCAATACCTCCTGTTTTCACATATACCTCTATTTATTTTTGCTTAGGATTTCGATTTGCTTGCATATCCGCTCTGACTAATTGACGGATGTATTCCACTTTATTTGGTTGTGCTTTAATGTATTCCACTACATCCATATCGGTTGCTTTTTGAAATCTGAATTCCATGCGAACACTAACTAATTGATTTCTCTCTGCGTTATATTTGCTCTTTCTCTTTTTTGCTTCTTCTGATAATGCCATATTACACCTCTTTCATACCTTATTTATATTTATTGTAGGATTTCAATTTGCTTCTATTAGCAAACATACGATTGATTATTCAACTTCAGAATTTTTGGATGCTTGCTTTTTGCGTTCAATATCAGCACGAACTAAATTACGGATGTAATCTGTTTTATTTGGTGCAGAGCTAATTTCTTCAATTATATCAGAGTCTTGTTCTATTCTAAGGTAAATACATATCATTTTTGTGTGCTGTTTATTGTACACTTTGTTATATTCTAGTTTATCAAATTTCTTTTCTGGCATGGTAATTTCTCCTTTAAACAATACCATTATAATTTACTTTGCAGGATTTCAAAATGCTTAAACAACAAGTCCACAGCTATACGGCCATAGACTTGTTTGTAGGATTTCATTTTGCTTGTTTAACTAATGCAATGATACCTTCATAGTGGTATACATCGTATTTACCACATGGAATAGTTCCAGCAATGTAGGATTTATCTTTTAAATCTTCACCGTTTAAACAGTCGTAGCTGTAAATAAAGCAGCTATCACCGTTCACCTGGAACGTTGTTTCGAACTTCATGAATCTCAATACAGAATTGTTGGCATCAATGTATCCTGTTCTAGTTGTGCCATCACCATATCCGTTATGAAAAGTTGTAGAAAAATGCTCATTCCCTATCAATACGCTTCCTATATCGCTATAAGTTTTCACCATATCATGCAACTGAGATCTAATTGCATACCACATAGATGGTTGATGAACACTTTTAAGGTATGCATTTTCGTTTTCAATTTGCTTTTGTATCATTTCGCGCATGTAAATGTTGTCAGATACAGCGCTCTCAATCAAGCTAGAGCGTTGTTGTCTAGTTAATTTCTGCAAATATAATTCGTTACTTCCACTAAATGTTTTGCTGATTTTCATATATACCTCCAAATTTTTAAACGTAGGATTTCTAATCGCTTAGTAAATCCATGCTATAAGTGAATAAATCGTTGTTATCAAGCTTGAAATCGTACCAAACATAACTCCAATATCCAGTTATGTTTTTGTCACAATCCTCCCACTTAACAAAGCCGTTTGGCTGTGATCCACAACCGAAACCTCTTAATCGCATTCCATATTTATACATATCTATACCTCCGCAAATTGTTTTCTAGGATTTCGAAATGCTTATTTTTAATAAATAGTCATTGAAAAGCCGTTTCATTTCAGTTGGCTTATATTCTTTATGCATTACTGCATACAAAAAATAATCTCTTTCATGATTGAAAATTGAGATTCTAATATAACCAGGGTTATTTATTCCCTTAGAAATAATCATTATATTTTTATCTTCAATTTCTATTCCGTTTTCGACATTATTAAAAATGTAATCTGTCCAGAATTTTAAAGCATTATCGCATTGGCTGTTATATTCTGTCCTTAAAGATCTATTTTTAAATGCTTCAATAGGTTTTATTTTAATCAATTCAGGTACAAGCATAACAAAAACCTCCATGGCATAACGCCGACCGCCGCAGCTGCGACGGTTTCGTCGTAATTTTCAACGACTCTTTCAGGGCGTCTTTTTATATTATCGTGAAATGAATCTAACATTTTTATCGCCAATAAGTCCGCAATGTTCGCGGAACATCCGCCGCATTTCTTGCATGGTGTAGCCGAAATAACATTGTTCATAACAGCGATTATTTATTACTGTTGAAAATACATAACATTGCGTATTTTTACTAACTGAAATATATCTTTTCATCATATTATTCAATTTCGCTTTCTAGGTCGTCTAAAACATCGCTTAAACATTCACCCAATAAATAACAGCGAATAGTCACATCCATTTTTTCGTAATTTTCTTCTATAAAATCATTGCCGAGTGAATCCATACAGCAAAATTCTGTATATGCTTCTCTTAATAGATCTTCATTTCCTAAAACATACTCGCGTGATTTGTAACGGTTAAAAGTATATGAGCCGCTAGCATTTCCTGTTACTGAATCTTCATTAAATAAATTGTCATATAATGTTTCATAAAATGAATCACGATCTTCTAGTTCACTTTTAATATCTTCATAATTTTCTGTAATATAATTGTAAATGTCGTTTTTTTCTTCTAATCTGTAATTGTAAGTCATGTTTTTTTCTCCTTTTATTTTTTTATCATGTTATTTTTATGCTAAAATTGAAGGGCGGAGGCGTTCCGCCCTGTAGCTGCTATAAGCTACTTAATTCAAGCTCTTTAATCATTGAGTTAATTAATGCTATGATTGCCTGATTATTGAGCTTTTCATTTTCTAAAAGTATTTTTAATACTTTTAAATTTGCTAAAATGCAGCGCTTCAACATTTCTATTTCTTTGTTGGTCATTTTTTCCTCCTTTCTAGTTGTCACCACTTGGTGATTACACTTATATATTATCACCACGTGGTGACATGTCAATGCTTTTTTTATATTTTTTAATTTTTTCACTCACTGCCCGTTATTTATATCAATAATCATTTGAGCTATTACATATTCTTGATTATTTAAACTATCTAATAAATAGATATAGCTTTCATCTTCTGTTATTGTGTAAGCTACTTTTATAGCTATAAATGTGTCATGATCAACTGGTACTGATCCATGCAAATATGATTGATAATAATCATATTCGAAATGTTCAATTGATAATAAATGCTTTTCGTTTGTTGGTTGTTCTTGCTGCTTATCGCTATTAATAAGCGTGTAAATGTTAGCAGCTGCTAATGTTGCAAGTAATAATGCTTTAAGTTTTTTCATGTTTTTATTTCTCACTTTCTATACAAGACTACTTGTCTTTACAACCATAAGTATATATATACAAGACGACTTGTCAATACTAAAATAAAAATATTTTAAAAATGTTTTTTTCTGGATAAGCAGCAACACAAGCAGCAGCACAAGCAGCAGCACAAGCAGCGCACAAGCAGCAGCACAAGCAGCGCACAAG